GCTAAATTTCTCGTCACCCGTTTCTGACATACCTTCATTATCCGAAGCTCCACACAGTCTCACATTAGACAGGGATGCTCGGACGTTTAAGTACCAGGGAGTTCCTGCCCCATTCGCGTGGAATAAAGGAGACAACCCAGAAATTACAATAGCACAATAGTCTTTAATAGCCTCTTGTTCTAAGGGGATGTAAGGTTGATGATAGACAAAAGGAATGTCAATCTCAACTTTAGTGCCCGGCTCACCTGCATAAAGCATAACGTGATTACGCTGGCACATTCTGGCCGCTCGAACAACTGGGTTTGTAATGGTATTCACTTCGTCGATTGTAGTTTTCAAACTATACAACGGTGATATAATTACAGAGCCAGCTTGAGCTATAAGAGACGGGGCTGAAACTACTATTTTAATATCAGCCCTTATGTAACTATATGTTGCAATTCTTTTAGCAAATTCGGGGTGTTGTAAAATTAACTCCAGCGGTGAAATTTTAGTGACAAACTGGGTATCTACCTCGATCTTAAGTTTTGCGATGTCTACTTCGCGGTCCAAGTATCTAGCTCGCGACATGACATTAGTCACCGGAATGTCCATTTCTTTTGAAACAACCGAGGTCTGCGGTGCAGTTGCTGCAACTACTTCTGATTCCTCCACATTGACTCCCTCTTCCTCACTCATACCTTCAATTGAATCTATTTCGTATTTAGGCATGGTAGGTTTATATAAGGGAGCTTTAAGGTACTCACTCAACAATAGTTCTGCAGCATTTTTATTACCTAGCGGCTCACTGGCAGGTTCGGCGTCCACGTCTCGGACTCCTGCCTGCAACAGTCTTTCTTTGTACTCTTCAATCCTCTGGTCGTAAGTTTTTAAAATCTCACTTTTGGGCGTTTGGTTCATTGCTTCGAACATGGCAATCATCCCTTTACACTCAAAAAGACCATCGGGCGTCATAATTGAACCACCTTGCTGAAGCAGATTAAAGTATTCTCTTCCCACATACATTGCCTGGTGAAGGATTTGTTCTGCGAGTTGAATATTTTGCATCATTACTCCGATAGCTGATGGCTCGTGATAGAGAGCACTCTTGGCAGTGGACAATAATCCTCTTACTCCGTACGTTCTCTTAAGCTCAGCATTGTACGCCAATAGAGTTTTAAGAAATCGTATTTCGTTTGTGTGACACCATTCAATTTTGTCAGTCTTATCAGAAGATGTGACCACTACACCGATCTCATCAAGAATCTCGGCGCAGCGCGCTGGGGACCACCCAATTTCACTAGCGAAACTAGGGTCCATATTGCCACACACGTCATCTCCTAGAGAACGCAACACAACTGTTTGTGATGTTAGCAAGTCTCGTGGACATTCGACGCTACTGTCTACACAGCACTTAATAATGCTGTAAAGAATGAGCATCACTGACCTGATGCTGTTTCCAATTGCGGTACTAGGCAAACCAGAACCAAAAAAGTTAGGCCACGTTACATAAGCTCCGTCCACATTCAATATAGCATGCAAGACATCCGAGTATATGTTGCGCATAAACCTAATATCTTCCGGATCATAACCGAGGGTATTTAGCAGTTTTTCAAATACTAACCACTCGGCCGTCTTTAGGTCGGGGTTTTGACTCGCGTCCCAACTCTTAAAATCGAAATCGAAACTATGTTCCAATCTCCCTTTTTTGTAGAAAGGGGCGAATATATCTTGCCATTCTTCTCCATATGTGTCGTAACCGATAACATTGGAAAACTTAACAGATATCTTGGTCATATAGGCCATCAACTTGCCGAACCATTTTCTTTCTCCGAACTGCAGGATGAGTCCCACAACAGTAAAAATCCTAGCAATTGGCTCTCCGTCTCCTGTAAACTTGACTGTTTTAGTCTCATTCTTGAGAGTCCCTTTGAGCGCTTCTCCGCTAGCTTCTCCGTTATTCATTGCAACTTCAAAGCATAGAAACCTCTCTTTGATATACGGCTTGGATACCAC